ATTCCAGTTCAAGCAAGTTTCAAAGGTAGAATATCTTACAATAAAAAACAAAGCGAAGATTTGCTTGCTGATCTAAGGGTAAATGTAACAGAAGGAATTGTAACATTAATTGTAAAACAAGATGCCAAAAATTATATAGATACTGGAATAACATTAAATATCCAATTTGATGGTAAAACTTTTAATAAAATTACGACAGCAGGAGTAAGAAAATATCTTAATAATACATATTATCAATATTATTTGCAGGAGACAAAATAATGGCTGGTAGAATTAACAAGTCAATTCTTAAGGATGAGATATCTAAAGCAGAATTTAAATCTTTAGAAAAAGAAGCTAATGTAATTGCTAATAAAATTTTACAAGAAAAAAAACAAGAATATTTATCTAAAATAATTGAACATCCTGTATCTCAAGAGATTACCGCTGGTCCAGACAGTCAAAATATTTCAAATACATTAAATGGAGAAGGTAATCTTTATACTTTTATAGGATTTGATGCTGGTGATAGACCAGTAGAAAATCTTATAGACATAGTAGATAGAAATACAAGAATACAGCCAATTAAATCTAAAGGTGATGTATTCAATTTCCAAGTTTATACTCCATCTTTAGACGAGCTTAAAGGATATACTCCAATGCCATTTGAAGGTGGAAATAGTTGGTTGAGAGGAATAGAAAAAGGAATATCTGGTTTTAGCAATTATCTGTATGGTCTATTATTTCCTACTAGTCGTTCTGGAAGAGCTATTCAAAGCAAAAATAAAATTAGAAGAATATCATATAAACCAACAAAATATTTTAGTGTTTTATATAAAAATTTTATAGAAAGTTTCAAGTAAAATGAAAATACAATTTAATAATATAGCAATGACAAGCATGCTATTCTGGTTTGATAATAAACTATTAACCAATGGTGAAGCTTTTACTAATCATGCTAGTTATTTTTGGCCAGTTGACACAAGATATTATGGATACTATACTTATGGCGCACCATTCAAACAAATGGTAATTGATGAATCTATTTCTGGAGCAAATATTATAAGTGGAGTATATATAAACGGAACATTTACTCAAGTAGGGCAAAATTATCTAAGTGGAATTAACGCTTCTCAAGGACAATTATATTTTAGTCAGCCAATCGCTGGCGCCCCAACTTCAATAAGTGGTAATTATGCAGTTAAAGATTTTAATTTGTACTTGACAAGTGAAACAGAAGAAGATTTATTATTCGAAACTCAATTTCAATTAAAGCCTCAAACTTATCAAAATCCTACTGGTTTAGCCTCGAATGCCGAGACATATCCTGTAATATATTTAAAATATCAAGGAGGTTCAAATGAACCACTAGCTTTTGGCGGTATGGATACAACATATATTAATGTGAGAGCAATAGTATTATCTGATAATATATTTAAATTAGACGCTGTTATTAGTATATTTAGAGACACATCTAGGCAGTTTGTACCACTAATATATGATAATGAAATGCCATTTAATATGCTTGGTAGCTGTACGGGACACTGTTTTAATTACCAAGAATTAGTCGCTAATAAGCAAGTAGATTATCAATATTTATATATTAATGATGTTAGTGTATCCAAAACCGACAGTAGACTTAGTAATAGCTATAATAAATTAAACCCTAATCTTTTCACAGCTTTTATTGATTTTGAATTAGCTCAAAATCGTCAACCTCATCAATAAAAAAGAGTAAAAATATAAAAAATAAGGTGTAATAACAATAAATGGAGAAACAATAATATGCCAAGAAATAGAATAATTTATCAATCAGAAGCTTTATACGCTGGCCCAGCACCAGCCACAGGTTATCATTATGGTACTTTCACACCTGGTATTGGTGGAAGTTCTAATGTTCCAAATTCAAGTAATAATTTAGTTAATCAACTTCAAAGAATTCAAACAGCAAATTACAGCTTTACAGTTGATCGTACTGATGTAAATCAATTCGGTCAACTAGCTGCAATTGATCGAGTTATCCTAACTAACCCAACTGTATCTTTAGACTTTAGTTATATTCTAGCAAATCTTATCAATGAAGAAAATCTAGGATTTACAATTGCTACACCAGGATCTACTCAAGACGTTTCTGCTATATCAGGCTTTCTAAATGGAACAGAAGACGAAAGAAATTATTTTATCCGTACTGTACCAGAAGGTAGTGATGCAGTAGGATTTAATAATATTACTAGCGGAACAAACGGCGTAATTGGAATTGGTAATGGATTTATATCATCCTACTCTACAGAAGGTTCTGTTGGTAATTTCCCAACAACAACAATTAATGTTGAAGGACTAAACATGAATTTCCAACAAGGCCTAAGTGGAAATTATGTTCCAGCAGTAAATCCAGTAGATGGTAGTACTTTAAATAATTTTTATCAATTACCATTTACATTACAAAATACTTCTACAAATGCTACAGTAAGTGGCATTAGCGCTCTTCGCCCAGGAGATATTACTCTAACTATACCTCAAACAACTGGCGGTGGAGTAAATACAAGTACAATGAATGTTCAAAGTTATACAATTAGTTTTGATCTTGGTCGTACACCAATCGAAAAACTTGGCAGTAGATTTGCATTTGCAAGACCAATTGACTTCCCATTAACAGTAACTATGAGCGTTGACGCACAAGTAACTGAAATGGTAGCTGGAAATATTGCAAGTCTTGTATGCGATGATTCTACAACATATACACCAATCGTTACAATTGAAAAACCAATATGTAATGATAATACTGTAGTTGCCCAATTTAAGCTTAAAGGCGCTAAACTCGATAGTCAAGAATTTAGTTCTGATATCGGAGCCAACAAGACCGTAACATTGACATTCAGTACTCAAGTTGGTGGTCCACAAGACTTAAATAATGGATTGTTTATTAGTGGTCAATATTAATAAATAATTAATTAAATATTATAAAATAACCCTCGCGTTCTGCGGGGGTTATTTTTTGGTGTAATGTATCGTAAGGTTAAAGGTTTAAAATAAAGGTAAAAGATTATGGAAAATGATCCTATAAAAGATATTACTCTTTTTCAAATAAAGAGAAAAATTACAAATATTTACAAGAATTTCTTTTTTATTCTTGAAGATTTAAGTGATTCTGGATATAATATAAATGATGAAACTTATCAAAAAATACGCAAAAGAATACTCGATAATGCAAATGATGCGATAAGAGAAATAGAAGAAAGTTTCAGTAAATTAAATATATCAATAAAATGAAACCTAAAAGATTAAATTATAATTTTAGTATAGACCAAATTATAGAAGGCAATCTTTCTGTCCAAAGCATACAAAAAAGCTTAAAAGATAATTTTGGCATTTTGAAACCTAGCGTAACTATTCTTAAAAATCCTAATTTTATCAAAAATTATAAAAATTGGGACGAAACAAAGAAACATCTGTTTATAAAAACAATAGGTGGTGTCGTTTATTATGGAAAAATTAAAAAATATCTCAATGAGATAGTTGAAAATAATGGAGAAAAAATATGAAAACAATGTTTGAATTTGATATTTATCATGAAAAAGAAGTAGAAAAAATTGAAGTTTCCACTAATGAAAAGGGTGAAGAAGTTAAAGTAACTTCTAAAGTTAAAACTACAGCGCCAGTTAAACTTGGTATCAAAAAACCAACAAGAAGTCTTTTTGACGAAGCTGAACTTTTCTATGGAGTTAGACTATCTGAAGGTATTAAGGCTGGCCTTTTAACTCGTGCTTTACTAGCTAAAAGATTTAATAATGATGGTGGAGTTTTAAGCGAAGAAGAGCAAAAAGAATATAATGATCTTTACAATGATTTTCTAAATCTACAAGTTGATTTTCAAAAATTATCCTTAAAACAAGAATCATTAAGAACAGATGAGGAAAAAAGTGAACTCGCTAAAATTATCGAAAAGATGACAGAAACAAGAGAAATGATTCAAAAATATGAAATGGCACAAGCTAATCTTTTTGAACAAACCGCCGAGAATAGAGCAAGAAATAAAACAATTATGTGGTGGGTACTTCAACTTAGTCTTATTGAAGGTGAAGATAAAAAGCTAAAAGAACTTTTTGGAGATGGTTCTTATGATGAAAAATTAAAGAAATATGATGAAATTGAAGAATCAGAATTAGGTCTTGAAAAAATTGCTCTTCAAAAATTATTATATTTGATTAGTTTCTGGTATATTGGTAGAGCCGCAACACAAGAAGAGTTTTCTAAGCTTCTTGATGCAATAAATAAAGATGGTAAAAAAGCGGAGAAGTAATGATTGGAAACTGTAAATAAAAATAAAATAAGACTACTATTTGTTGATATACTCAAGGGATATACGGAAGCATATTATAAAAATAATAAAGTCTATTTTAAACATAATACTAGTTTTGATTCTGGCGATATAGATTCCAAAAGACAGGATTTCGTAAGGAAAGCCAAGAGTAATGGTCTACCAACAGAAGAAGAAAAAGAAAAGTATTTAATACTAGAAAAGCTTTGGTCGCAGGAAAAAAATGAAGAAATACAAAAGATAAAATCTTATATTTCTAATCTTAAAACAACAAAATCGAAGCTGTTTAGAAATGAAGAAATAAATTCTATTAATCAACAACTTAATGAACAAAATCTAAAATTAATCCAATTAATAAGTGAAAGAAAAGATTTATTAGGGTTTACTGTTGAAGATTATGCTAATAAAAAAGTTAATGAATATTATATGTATAATTCATTATTTAAAGATAAAAATTTAAATGAAAGATTCTTTTCTGAAGATCAGTTTGATGAGTTGGAGAATAAAGACGTATCAGAGATTATAGATATATATAATAATATAAATAAAGACTTTTCTGAAAAAAATTTAAAGAAAATAGCATTATCTTCTTTTTATCTTAGCTTGTATAATATGTGTGAAGATAGCGCATATTATCTTTATGGAAAGCCTGTAATATACCTTACTTTTTATCAAATCGAAGTATTTAGCTATTCTAGATATTTTAGAAATGCCCTTTCTGAAGCTAAACATAAACCAGCAGATGAATTATATGAAGATCCAGAGAAACTCATTGATTGGCTCGAAAGTAGTAAAAATGCCGAGGAAGTACTCGCTAAAACTAATATGAAAGAGAATAAGAAAAGCGAAGGTGCGGTTGGAACTTCTATAGTAGGAGCTAATAAAGAAGATCTTGCTAAAATTGGAGCAGATGAGAAGGGATTAAGTTTACATGGAGAAGCATTGAAAAAAGGTGGCACTTTAAGTATGCAAGATCTAATGAAACTACATGGTATTAAATAAGTAAAACTATCATAATTAAGTATATTTTGTGTAATTTATTTTAGCAAAGGAATAAGGCATGGCAAGGACTTCGGCTACAATTTCTGTAGGTGCAGATACAAGGCAACTCGAAAGAGATATTCAAAGGGCCTTGGGGCGTGATTTTAAATTCAAAGGATTAAATGAAAGGGCCTTTACTCAACCATTGGGTAGAATTACTGGTGCAGCCAATGAGTTTCAAAAATCATTAGATGCTTCTAATGCTCGTGTTATTGCATTCGGTGCTAGTGCTGGTCTAATATATTCAGTAGAAAGAGCTTTTACAGCTCTTGTAAAAAGTACAATAGATGTTCAAAAGTCATTGACAGATATTAATGTTATTTTAAATGTAAGCAATAAAACACTTCAAAATTTTGGGGGTCAATTATTTGATATTGCAAAAAATACAGCTCAGTCTTTTGATACAGTAGCTCAAGCTGCAACAGAGTTTTCGCGTCAAGGTTTAGGTTTAGAAGAAACTCTTAAAAGAACAAGAGATGCACTTATATTGACTCGTCTTAGTGGTTTAGATACAGTTAGCGCCGTAGAAGCATTAACTGCTACAATTAATAGTTTTAGTAATGCAGCTTTAGATTCCACAACAATTATTAATAAATTAGCTAATGTTGATGCTGCATTTGCTGTTAGTTCAGCAGACTTAGCAGAAGCTATTAAACGAGTTGGAAGTTCTGCGCAAGATGTTGGAGTAGATTTTGATCAATTATTAGCTATCGTTACAAGTGTTCAACAAACGACAGCTAGAGGTGGAGCAGTTATTGGTAACTCATTAAAAACCATTTTTACAAGAATACAAAGAACTGATACTCTCGATCAATTAGAAAGATTAGGAATTGAAGTAAGAACATTACAAGGAGATACTTTACCAGCAATTACTATCTTATCTAATCTTGCTAGCACATTTAATACTTTAAGCGATTCACAAAGAGCGCAAGTAGCAGAAACTGTTGGCGGCGTTTTCCAAATAAATATTTTAAAAGCAGCTTTAGGCGATTTACAAAAAGAGTATTCTGTTTATAATAATGCTTTAAGAACTGCTTCTGGGGCAACAGATGAAGCTATACAAAGAAATGAAGCCTTAAATCAAACTTTATCAGCATTAATTAATAAAACATTTGTTAATCTTACAAAAGTTGGAGCAGATATCGGTAGGATTTCGTTTCAACCTACGTTTGAGAATTTATTAAATACATTAAATAGAGGATTAGAAAGTCTAGATGTAGAATCTCAGAGTGTAGGCGGTAAAATTGCTAAAGGAATTCTAGAAGGCGTTGGCTCATTTATAAGTGGTCCAGGAGTAGTTTTAGCTACTGCTGTTATTGGTAAACTTGTAATTAATTTAGCTAAATTTGCTAGTCAATCATTACAGACACTTTTAAATCTTAATACTCAAGCACAACAAAGAGCGCAGATACAAACAAGAATAAATCAAGTTTTAGCCCAAGAACCAGCATTAGTAGCAGCAGTTTATAATAAACAAATTAGTGTTCTAGATGTTGAAAATAAAATATTAAATATTATTCGTCAACAAACATTAGAAAGAACAAGAGCTGCTGCAATTTCAACAACAATCGCTGGTGGTTTATTAACTAGAGGGGTTAGTACTAAAGGTGGAACATTAAATGCTAAAAGTTCTGGATTTATTCCAAATTTTGCTATGAGTGAAATTTTTGGTGCATTGGCTGGAGGATATAATCCAGGAAATATAAGAAGAATGAATATACCTGGAGAAGGCCCAATAACTTATAATAGTGCAGAGAAAGTTAAAAGATTTCCAGGATTGTCTCAACCTGCGATTATGCCTCCTAGCCAAAGTATAGCTGGAAAAAATTATAAAAATACATTTGATTCAATATATGGATTTAATCCATATGCAGCAGACGGATTTATTCCAAATTTTATCAGTAACGCAAGAATTGCAGCAGCCCTTAGAACTGGTAAAATGACCCCAGACCAAGCAGCAAAATTAGGATACGTTAAATCAGACGTAAAGATTGCTGAGAGAAAAAGTCTTGCCGCTTCAAAAAAAGCGGTTCCATTAGATGTTAGTAATATTGCTAGTATATTACTACCATTTATTGGATCATCAAGAATATTAGCTGGACCATTTTCTCCAAAAGGAAAATCTTCAGAATTTGCAATAAGAAATATTCCTGTTTATGGAATGAAAAAATCTGCATTAGAAGGCGACTTAGCTGATGATAAAAGAAGATTATTTACAAATATAACAAATAGCATTTTAGATAATACTACTAATTTTATTGATACTTTAAAACCTTTAGGAAAAACTGTAAATAAAAGTGTTTTAGCTGGTGCATTTTCTAGTTCTGGTGAAAAAGGAGCATATGGAGCAGTTAGAGCGGCAGTTGGTTCCGCATTTGAAATTGGAGTAAAAACTGCTTTAAACTATACTTCTCTGGAATCTGCTAAGGGTTTTGGCGATTTTGACGTAAGAGGTGGTAAAAATTTAAAGACTTTACAAAAATTATTTGGTTTTACTACATTATTAGCTGATTTTAAAGGTGGATTATCAACTGGTAATTTACAAAGTTTTGCTGCTAAAATTTATAAAGAACGAGGTATGATGGGGCTTGGTGGTTTTAGTACTGTAAAAGGTAAGAAAGCTCCGAATGGTTTTATTCCTAATTTTACAGCTCTAAGTGAATCTATTGATAGAGAATTAGCAGCTGGAGTATCTCCATCTAGAGTTAGAATAGGTAGAGATAAAAGATTAACCTCCGCTTATAATCCATTGGGTCTTGGAGTATACAATACAAAAGATGAACCACTTGGTTTAAGTCAAGGAGTTTCAAGGTATAGCGGTTCTAAAGCTAAAACTGCTGGTGCATCAAAAGGTTTTATTCCAAACTTTCTTGTACCTCTTTTAGGATTAGGAGCCGCAGCAGGAGTAGGAGGTACTGCTACTGTAGGTTCTGTGGCAACATCAATTTTAGGTAGTACCATAGTAAGATCTGTTCTTAGTTTTGCTTTATATACTCTTATCGATAAAATTGGTCGAAGAATTGTTGAATCTGTAGAAAATGAAAGAGGTAAAGCTATTACACAAGCTGCAACTTCAGCATTGTCATTTGGAGTAAGTTCATTAGCACTTGGTGGTGGAAAAAAATCTTTCTTAACTGGCGCTGCAACAGGTCTTGGTTTTGGTTTACTTGGATCATTTGATTCACTAACTAAAACTCAAAAAGAAGTAATTGCAGCATCAGAATCTAATAAAGATTCATTAGCTGAGTTTTCTGCTGCAATGACTACATATCAAACAAGTATTGATAAATTAAGTAATTCTACATTAACTGATATAGAAAGAACAAGGGTACTCGCTGAAAAAGAAGAAGCTTTAATTGATATTTTTAAAGAAACTCCAGCAGAATTTAGAGATGGTCTAAAAGCTGCAATAGAATCAGGCGATCTTCCTAGGGCAATAGAAGAATTAGCAAAAGTTCAAGCTGCATTACAAAGTAATGCAACAAATACAGATAATTTATCTAGAATTTTAGAATTAACAAAAGGTGGTATAAATCCAGATGAAAGAGAAAATTTTGCAAAAGCTTTAGCTTCTTTTAAGAATACTAGTGGAACTTCATTAGGTATGCAGGTAAGACAAGATCCACAGATGTTAGAAACTTTTAGAAAAGAGATAGAAAAAGCATATGTTAATGCTGATATATTGGCTAATACGAAAGTATTTAATGAAGCTCTTAAAGCTGCTGTAGAAGAAAGATTTACAAAAAGAGATACAAAAACAGGTGAAATAGGATATTTTGTACCACCAGAAGAAAGAAATGCGGAAGAAGTAAAAAGAATTACAAAAGAAGAAACTGATAAACTTTTAGCTGGAAAACAAGCAAGAATAGAAGCAGGAACTAGACAAAATATAATTAATTCATTAACTAATTTTCTTCAAAAAGCTAATATTCCTAAAGAAGTAATTGATAGAACAGCTGCAGATTTACAATCAGTCCCATTTGATCAACTAGGCTCAAGCGTAGAAGCATTAATAAAATTATTAGAAGCGCTAGGATTTAAAGTAAAAGAAGTTACAAATGCAAAAGACGAAGAAAAAAGAATTACAAAAGAATATATACTCAATTTAGCTCGTCAAGCTGGTGATGTAAGCGCTTCAAGTGCTAATTTAGAAAAATTTCAAGGAGCATTAAGTGTAGAAAATCTAACAAGATATGGAAAAGAAGTTCTAAATGCAAATGAACAACTAAATCCAAATAGAATATCTGCTGAAAAAGTCCTTACGCTTCAAGAAGGATTAAGAACTCAAATATTAAATGAAACAGAACAAAGAGGGGCGGAAGCAAAATATATTCAAAGAGTTAATGAATTATTAGTTAAAACAGGTGGTGATCTCGATAAATTTTCTAAAGCTTTAGAAGGTTCTGAGCAAGAGATTGTATTGGAATCTCAACGTCGTAGAGGATTAATATTTGCTGAAGATTATAGACAAGGAAGGCAAGCTGCTAGAGAATTAAGAACGCTTGGTGGAGACACTCAAATAGGAGATTTTGGTGCAGCATTTTTTGATGAATTTGATTATAGAGCAGAAGATGCGTATAGAGAAGTTCAATTAGGCGCAAAAGAAACTGCGAGAACAATTAAAAGTGAATTTAACAATGCATTTCTAGACTTTGCTCAAGGTACTACTACCGCTGGAGAAGCTTTTCAAAAATTTGCTCTTAACATATCTAATAAAATACAACAATTAGCTCTTGAATTCAGCACTAATCTTATATTTGGTCAACTATTCGGAAGTACAAGTGCATTTGGTGGAAGTCTTGGAAACTTTTTAAGTTCATTAGGTAAATCAAAAGGTGGCATTATAAAAGGTTATTCTACTGGAGGAAAAGTAGCTGGCGGGTCTGGCACAAAAGATGATGTTCCAGCGATGTTGAGTGGTGGAGAATATGTAATAAAAAAGAGTTCTGTTAATAAATATGGTACAGGATTTTTAGGAATGTTAAATGGAGGAAGAGTTGGTAAGTATCAATATGGTGGAGAAGGAAGTTTTAATAAAGCTAATTATTTTCAATATACTGGCCCAGCTGGTTATCCAACTGGTGGACAATATATGATTGATCCAACGCTTAATTTATCGGCTTTATTAGATGAAAATAATCCACAAAATAGAATACGCGAACAAAGAGCAGAAACTTTATTTGCATATCTTCAATATGTTCAAGATGTTAATATGAGAAACATGGAAGCTTTAGCTGAAAATCAAAGAATTAATCAAGAAATACAAGATCAATATAATGCACAGCAAAATTCTTGGGGCGCATATGCATCTTTTGGTATGGGATTGGCTGGGGCAGGATTAGGATTTCTTAGAAATGGTGGTCATATAAAAGGATTTGCAAGAGGTGGACAAAATACAGATAATATTCCAGCTATGTTGATGGGCGGAGAATTCGTAATGAGAAAGGAAGCTGTTAATCTTTATGGCAAGAGATTCTTTGACGATTTAAATACAGGTAGAGTATCTAAGTTTGCAAATGGTGGGGTTGTAGGAAATTCAAATAATACAGGGCTTTCAACAAATAATTATAATCCAACAAATAATGTTAATGTAACTGTTAATTTAAATCAACAAATAGAAAAAACTTCAGAAGAAACCTCTACAAGTGGAGAAAGATTACAAGATCAAGAAGCAAGAAAAAATAAACAGTTAGCCGAACAGATTAAAACTCAAGTAATCAGAGTCATTACTGAACAACAAAGACCAGGTGGGTTATTAGGAAGTAATATTTATAAGAAACAAGGTTAAAATTAACCTTATCTAATTGTTGATATTTGTCCAATATCTAATGTTTGTTGTGGAAAAAACTCTGTATAAAAATTTATAATTTCATCTTGAAAATATTTATCTTTAAAGAATAAATACATATCAGATTGAAGTTTATTTAATGGAATTATTTTAATGTTTAAATTGTTTGCTATTTCTACTAAATGACTCTCTATAAATGGTATAGTTAATAATGCAGTCTCTTGATTTACATCTAGCCATTTCTGTTCGATATTTTCAATAAACAAATTACTTAAAGGATAATCTGTGTCGGTATTATTAACCACATCATTAATTTTACTAGATATTAAAAATGAATGTATTTCTTTTTCTATTAAATATTTTTTATGCATTAAAAGTTTAATGTTTAGATAATCACTACTTCTATATATTTTAGAAAAAAGTAAGTCTCTGTTGATGTCTTCTATTTCTGCGTATTCGGCTTCAATTTGAAAATCTCCCTTTCCATCATTATTATAATCCACTTCAAATGTTATATTTTTATGATATCCTATTTTATTATATTTTTGAAAGAAATGAGAGTAGTTATGAAGGAAATCGAATATATATCTTGATGATACTTTATTTTTAGAATATCCAGATATAAGTTTTGGTTTTTTAGAATTATTTATAACTTTATATTCTATTTCATGTATGGGTATATAATCTTTTAATTGATTGATTTGATAAATAATTTCATTATTTGAAATAGCTTTAATATTGTACGAAGGAAATTCAGCATTTACTTCAACAAATGATGGAATATTTCTAATAGTATTCCATTCTAATGTTATGTTTAAATTTTTAATTTTCATATTTAAAATATATTATTTCCAGAAGCCATAACGCTGAAAACAGAAGCTTGATTTTGTAATACATATACTCCTGTAGCTGGAGATGATCTTTCACCTATGGTATTTTCAGCAAAAACTCTAAAGTAATATGATCCTGTATATAATGGGGTAAAAAATTGAGGAATAGTTCCATTTATCCAATCGGTTGGAGTTAAACCTGTTTTTAATAAAACTGAACTTATAACATCTTTTAGATATGTAGATTCTGTAATACTGTTAGTAAAATTAGATCCAGATTTAACATATACATAATATAAGGAATTACTAGTATTACCATTAGGTGGTTGTATATTATATAGCACACTATTGATACCACCTTGATTTGTCGTATAAATCGTTCCGTTACATGGGTCTGTTGTACAATATGAATTTGTATTTCGATTTCTAAATATACCACTCAAAAATAAGGCTGGAGTTTGTGGAAGTGCTGGTCTTACTGGCACATTAACTAATGTAGCAATATTATCTATATCTTTATATTTTTGATCATTATATTCTAGCGCAGATATATTAAATAAAGAATTTTCAGATTCGGTTATATTTAATATTCTATATTTTTTAACTTCATTTAAATATGGTTCTAAATAATATCCTGGATAAGCAATATTAGATGGATTATTAATTTCAGACCTAATTTCTAGACCCTGATTAACATTATATTGATTAGGATCAATATCTATTGTCCAAACGGTATTTTGATATAGATCATAAGAACCTGTATTCAGAGCTGTAGGAAATATTAATTTTATATTATTTGCATATACACCATCTCCACTAGTTAGATAGTTTTTAGGATTGTTAATTGAAATAGTTTGTATATGACTTCTATTAAAGAAAGAACTATTCAATCCAGTTATTCCGCTAGATGTAACATCTGAAAATCCTGTATAATATAAATTACCTAAAGTTGTGCCATACTCTAAATTATACGTTGGTGTTACAACTGCGAAATTAAATCCACTATTTACTCCAGTAATTGCAAAATTATTATAAGTATTGTAAGGAACATCTAAAACTGCATATCCAGTAGTTAATTCCAATGTTCTTCCCGCGTAAACTTGATTTTTTCTATCTTGATCATAAACTAAAATAACATCGCCTGGTCTAACATAGTTTCCTTCTAATCCAACTTGAAAATCAATAGTTTCAGTTTCTGTATTATCAGTCACTACAAGCCATTTACCAATTCTTCTGGCTTGATTTTTATTTGTACAACCAAAAGCTACAATTTCGGTTTCTCTTATTCCGTACTTCAATACAGAAGATTTATCTTCAACATATTCAATTGCTGGTTTATAATTATTGTTTTCATCATTATATCTTATTAATGCTACGGTTTTTCTGGACTTCTTTGATGCATCAGAGTAATTAAATATTCCATCAATTACATTGCTATTATTAAACAAATATATTGGTTCTTTAAGAGAATCTTGACTTACAACAATTTGCCCTGCTGCATAATATATTATAGCTCTAAATACACTTGCCATATCATTAAGGACTTTATAGGCTTCTTCTTTTGTCGCTATTAATACGTTACATCTAAATCTAGGTTCAAGACCACCAAATCCATCTGAAACTAATTGATCACAATATTGTGCAATTTCATATAAAGTCCATTTATCAACTAAAGCTTGATCAATATATTTACCTAAACCATAACGATTACTAGTTACCAAATCATAAAAACACCATGCTGGATTATCCGTCCAAGCAACTTTAAATTTTCCATTCCAAGGACCACTATATGTCTTTGCAATAGGATCATAATTAATTGGCACTTTAACTTTTAGAAGTCTTACTTTATAAGATCTAGAAGGAACATTACTAAAATACCTTGCGTCAAATTTAGACCATACCATTGCTGTGTCTGGATAGACAAATCTATCAGAGTAAATTTCAGTTATACTATCAACTGTTGTTGATGCTTGATTAGAATTACCAATTCCTTCTAAACTTGTTCTATATATATCTACAACCCAACCAATTTGATTAGGAAATAATGGAAAAAATGGTTGATTTTCTGAATATGGTCTAATGTTAAATTGATATGTAAATACTACTGGTCCGCTAATTTTACCATTAACATAAACTGAATCTTTAGAATATATATCAGCAATATATGGCGCATATTTTGAAGTATCAAGAGGAATAACTGTTCCATCATCTAAGAGCCTATATAATACAAAGACGGTTTCTATAGCTTTTCTTTCTATATCTCCTACGTTACTACCAGATAATATTTGCTCGTAAAGACCATTAATCTTTATATTAATTTTTAGAGCTGATATTTCTGTATTATAGATATAATATGATTTTGGATAATATCTTAAATAATTACCACTTACTAGATAGGCTCCATATAATCTTTCATTTATTGCTTTTGTTGTAGATGTCTCAAGTGGAATTTTATTCTTATCTACTTGGCGACCAAAATAGTTATATCTATTCTCATATAAATTTAAATATGGATTATATATTGTATGATCATTAGTTTTTTCTCCATAAGTAAATCTATAATTTGCGTATTGAAAATTATAGAATCCTTGAAGATCGGTTATTGGTGTGTCATCCCAATAGATTGATCGTGTTTCTGGATTAGAATATGTTTCTTCATATGGTTGAAAAGTGACGCTTGTATAACCAATATCTCCTGTTGTTTTACCGCTAAGATTTGGAATATATAAACCTGATACAAATCCTTCAATTGGACCTTCTGAGATTAAATCTAAAGTTTCTATTGTAGTTATTGATGTAAATGCTCTTTGAGCTTCAGTTTTAAAATCACCAGTAGGAAATAAACTATTTAAATCAGGTGTACCTGGATCTAAATTTACTGCTCTAAATGAATTCCCAATATAATCATATATAAGTTCATCATTTAAAGTTTGTAGTTCAGTCCAACTAGAGTCATATCCACTTGGTCCATAACCATATCCACCTGCCGCTGATGTACTAAATGGAATCTTTAATCCAGAAAAAGATAAACTCAAAGACCCAAGATCTTGAGCTGTGCTTTCTGGAAAATTATAACCACAAAAAGTAAATCCAATATTAGCTGGAAATAAAACATTATCTATTCCTTCTGCAAATCTATTTGGATTACCCATAAAATTAAACTGGTTCTACAAAAGAAGGCTGTTGATCTATTAAAAACCCTCTTGAATTAAAGATATAACTATCTGTACCTTGTAAAGAATATTGCAAAGTATCAGAATTAAAATCGCTTTTATAAGCTCTATATAGAATATCGTAGTTAGCAAAAACATTATTTCCACCAATTAATAATTCTCCATAACCAACAGGAACTGGACCACCTTCTCCGACAGTATTTACTGGACCATTAAATAAATATGAGGTTGCTCCACCTTCAGTACCATCAATCGGATCAACTTGTTGTGCATTGAATGGAACATTTGGTGGGGGCTTTGATAACAACTGACTAGTACCCGCAGCTATAAGTCCCAAACCAGCTATACCAAGTGCTACGGCTGGTAAAAGATATGGAGTAAAAACTGCTAAAGCAATTGCCCCAATTACTACTGCTGCGCCAATAATAATTTTTGCTGCTGGTTTAAGTAAAAAACTTGCGCCAATTATAACAGGAACAATATCTATTGTTTGCAATTTATCTTTAAAATCTACACAAATTTCTGAATTTTTTATATCATCTAAAGAATCTAAATTTGGTTGTTCAGAAAATAAATTAGTTTGATTAACTAATATCTCATATGCAAAGACATCTTTATTTTGAATTAACCATCTTCTAAATTTTCTAGTATTAGCTTCAATAGCCCTTAGAGCTTCTGCAACACTAGTAACTTCTAAATCCCATTCGGAATTAAATTCTTCACCTAATTTTCCATGTAAAGTTACCTTTACCATATTTTCCTCCTGTAGACTGACACCGTATGCCTTCTATAAAAATTACAATAATTTTCAATTTTTGAGAAACCAAATATAGGCTGGTGAATAATTTTATTATTTCCTATGTATATAGCGAAATGTTTGCCGAATTTAGTTGAAATCAAAAGTATGTCGTTACTTTCCAGTACTTGCATGTCTTCGATTTTATAAAATCCATTTTTTTCTAAAAAATTTAAACTTAAATTTTCCTCTAATCTAAATTGAGCTTCTTTACTATTAGAATAATTTTCTGTAATTGGCTGTATATTTATATTGAATTCATTTAAAAAATAATCTTTTATAAATGTAAAACAATCATTTTCTTTAATCTTAAAACATTTACCGATATAAGTCTTTTTAAAAGATATTGGATAATAGGTTTTAAAACAATCATCTTTAAAAATATACAACAATAAAGGTATATTGATATTATCAGAAGTTAAAATATCTAATTCACTAAAATCAAAATTTTCATCTAAATGATTATGATAGATATATAAAATATTGTCATAATTTCTTTTTGTCTGAAGAAAATCTACTGATGAAATTTGAAAATAAGATATTGGATCTTCTGCAATATTTTTTGTTCTAACACATGAGATTTTATTATTTTTTTCAACAATAAATCCACACGATTCTCTTGGCGAATTTTTTATAGATTCTGCGCGAATAAAATTTTTTATTTTTTTATCTATCATACAGATGATGAATTGCTTGTTCCAGGAAATCCTCCAAATGGTAAATATCCATTTAAATAATTTCCATTCGCATCTTTAGGAATTCCATGAGACTGCTCTGAAATTGGATTTTCTGCTCCAGGCCTTCTTGGATAGTAAACTGGTACTCCATTTACTCCAGTTATAAATTGAGTATCTACTTCATATTGAGTATATAATGGTATATAGCCTGCTAATCCGTCGCTTGCATGCATTTTTTGATAAAATCCTGACCAAGTTTCTCCACCTCGATTTACTGGCCAAATAACTGGACGAAATGCTGGATTTTTTAACCATCTTAGTCTACAAGAGCTTATTTCTTTAGCGCAAGAATCTGCAGTCCAATAATTAACACTAGGAGGACCATTAAATATATCTGATGTATGAGGTCGGATGCATACGTAATAGAATTTTAGATTATTACTAGTTAAGAAAACAAAATCTCCAGATGTATAGTTTGCGTTAGTTTGCCATAAGCCAGAGTTACCTAGACCACCAGTAATCCTAAAAATTGCGGTCCTACCAGCCTGATCTCCTGTATTAAAAATACTTCCAATAAATAACTGATTGTTATCTGTTGAAACTGGTGGTGCAGTTTGTAGTCCTTTTACTGATATAGGTGAATTTTCTACATAGGCATATACTCCACTGTGTAAGGCTGTTAATCTAGAATCATATTCATAACAGCAACCTTCTCCTCTATATTGAAATGGACATTTTTTAGCTAAGATTGTTCTTCCTGGTAATGTAATATTTTCTACGTCTAAAATAGAAGCAAGTTCATATTGAATAACATTTTTATTCTCTAGACTTTTTCTATCAATATAATATATATCACTTGGTAATTGAACTTCATAAATTCCAGTTTGAGGATTAAATGGATTTATATTGCCAGAAAAATTCCATCCATCTATATATTTTAAAAATGTTTTAATTCTGGTAAATTTTGCGCCAACAATATCACCCAAAGATTGCATTTGCATTCTAATATATTTATAAAATGAATTATTAGATCCATCTGGAGAGAAATTACCAATTGTAAGTTTTGGCGTAGGTAATGTACCTGCTGAATTATATTCAAAGCCTTCTGCTTGAATTGGAAATGGATAGTAAAAATTTCCTTGCCATTTTAATGTACCATATTGGTTGTTTAGAATTTTATAAAGATTATAGTCATTATATATCCTATATATACCATTATTCATTGGTTGTTCGCCATTATAATTATAGTTAATTGTAGTTGGCGCAATTTGAGATAAATCTATTTCGTAAAGATATACTGGCGTTGATGGCGTTAATGATAAAAGTTCCGAATTTATTGATTTCGAACCACTTACAATTAAGCCGTATATTTCTGAAGAAGTTGGCATAAACTATATTATATTGGTACTTCGATAAATTTACAGTCTATTGTATAATTATTATATGAAATATAAGATGAACTCCAATCTGCACATATAAATCTTGTGGTTAAATTATTTGTAGATTTTGAATATATTGTTGGTAAATTATATATAAAACTTTCTTGACCATTTCTTTGTCTTAGAAAATGTAAAATAGATACAGTTTCTAATTCACTTCTGTTTTCAAAGGTTAAATTAAACTCAACAAAACTCGTATTTAGACCATCTGGTATTCTTTGCTGATATCCATTACCAAATTGGTTATATCTTATTCTTGGTTTATTATCTATTTTTGCGTTATAGGATGATTTCCACCAAAAATCAGGTATTAGATTACCATTTAATGAGATATATCCATCCCAATATACCCCTAAATTAGCAGGTGTAATAGGATCATTTCCCGCTCCAACATTATTATCAATGATTGAATAATAATACCTATTATCACTACCTAGTACAATATTATATTTATTGTATGTTGTAGCTGCGCTCCAGCTTAAAACTGTATCATAAATACTAGCCATATACCTTTTACCTCATATAATTTACACTTAAAAAGAAGTGTAATTATATTTAATGTTTAACGTATATTCTATAGAAAATCAAAATTTTTATCTAAATGATTCACTTGTATCTGGAATACAGAATTTAACAGTATCTTATGGTAACAATATTAATACTTCTTTAGCTATAAATAGTCCTAGTCAAAATTACTATATAAGCCAACCTATTGTAGCAGAAATTAGCTTCGATTATTTATTAAGTGATAATGATAGATTTATATTTTATACTGGTTCAAATTACTTTAATGGTAAGATAGAATATGGAAATAAATATTTTAATTTTTCTAGTGGTTATATCACAAATTATTCTCTAAATTATGTTCTTGGTCAATATCCAAAAGTATCTATTAGAAGTTTAGTATTTGGCGAGCTTGGAAATATCACAGGCTTATTTAATTATGAATCAAAGCTTTTAAATAATTTTAATGTTGGTGACAATTGTTACGTTAATTTAAACCTTCAAGAAAGCGATGAGAATAGACTGGAAGAATTTTCTTTATCTATAGATGTTCCAAGAGATGGAGTTTATACGATAGGTAATTTTTTACCAGAAAATGTTGTAATCAAATATCCAATTGCTGTTAATCTTGAGTTCCAGTTTTCTATGAGTAATTATAATCAAGAAAAAGTAACAAATATCTTTACTGGTTTAACCCAAGAAAATTTAAACATTACCTTCTTAAATTATCATAATAACGCAAATTTACTGAATTTAAACTTTTCTAATTTAATCAATAATCAAAGTCAATTAAATTATTCTATAGATAATGATGCAAAATTGAAAATTAATTTAAATACTTATATACTTAGCGGAACTTAAAATATTAGAATATATTTAAAAATTAATATATAATATAAATATATATGACATTTCAAGAACTACTTAACTCTCCAGTATTTTTCAGTACTTTCATTAAAAATGATACATTATTCAATTCATTAAAAGAAAAATTCCCAGAAATACTTGCAGATCTAACAAGCTCTAGAAATAATCCAAATTGCTCTTGTAAAAATAGGGTTAAGGCTCATCTTCAATCTAAATTACAAACAGAAGCGGAATATTTTACTAATCTTTTAAATAATGAAGAAGTAAAAAAAATAGTGAATGAAAAAGCAGAAGAAATAAAAACTACTCAGTCTAAAGACCCAATGGAAGAACATATGAGAATGATGCGTGAAAATATGTTTAGAAATAGTGGTGGTAAAGTATTTGAAATTGGTAAGACCGAACAAGATTGGAAAAATCTCTGCAAAAAACTTGAACTAGAAAAGATAGTATTTAAGTCTTTTTCTGTAGTAGAAAAAGAAGATAAGTTAGTAGTTTATTTTGTATAATGTTTTACGAATTTTTAGTTTATCTTTTTCTTTGCCTTGGTATTACTTATGCTTGGAGCGATACTGAAATTGCAAGACCTTTTCGTAATTTTATAGCAAAGATTCCATATATTCATAAACCGCTTCTCTGCCATGAGTGTTCTAGTTTTTGGATATCTTTAGCTATTAGCTTTTTTATTAATCCATTTTTAGGATTGACTTATCCATTTTTAACTAATATTTTTAGTGCATTTTGCGGATTTTTTATCAATTTATATTTCGTAAGAAATGGTTTAGTTAAATATAAAGAATTTTAATCTTTAATCTTCTTAATCCTATCAATTAGTTCAAATATTTTTACTTTTGGAATATCAGTAATGACATTAAAGTTTTCTGCTCCATCAAACTTTTCTTTGATCAATTTCTTTTTAAGAATATCAAATGTAATCCCTTTATCTTTCATCGTCTTTTCCAGAAGAGTTTGTGGAGATGTTGGATTTTCTACTACAATATTAGATTCATCTAGGATTTTAGCATCACCAAGTTCTTCTTGAGAAACAATATTAATTTTAAGAAAATTACGGACGCAACGTACAAAAGCTCTATTTTCTGCGATTGCGGCTAGGAAAAAGCGAGCAAAAGATTTTGTATTATTACAAGTTGCGTCAGCAAGTGCTTCAAATACTATCTCTCTACCATCAGTTTCATAATTAGGAATCCAAGTAATCCTGCAGCTTGTAGCAAAATAATTTTCTGTTGCAGCAACAACTTTATATTCAACGGTTGTGTATCCACGAATTTGTGCTAATTCTTTAATTCCGCCTAGTAAAATAAGTAAATCCTTATCTTCTAATTTTGACACATCTGTTTCTTGTGTCTTTTGGCGATTTGGAACAAGATATTCTGTTTTTACCATTTTACGCCAGTTGATTGTGCCATCTTCATTATAAATATATTTAATATTATTGTTTTCTAGAAGACCATATTTATTTCTAGTAATAATATTAGGTGGTATTTGAGAGATATCTTTTGCATCTAAATTAAATGTTTGTGAAACAAAATTTGTTAACTCTGAGCTACCAATTGAGATTGTTTCTTCGTCTGGTTTTAGTTTTGGACTCATTTTATGATGATAGCACGTTTTATTTTTTAAGTCAATCTAAAAATATAAAAATTATCTACTTCTTTCCAAAAATCTGGATCATCTACAACTTTATTTCCAGTATTGTGAATCCAATCATATCTTGATATAAATTGACCCTTTGAAGAATATAGCGTCCTAGACGACTTATAATGTAGATTTTCTACTTTTTGAATATTTGTATCTGCTTTAGTCTTATGCTTTCTATTAACTATAAGATTATAGTCCATATAGTCTATTTTATATCTATTTAAAACTTCTTCATCTAAGAAAGATAGTAGAACATAATTAATAGAACTATTCTTTAAAAGTTTAACAAAATTAACATTATTAGATTCGTCTATAATATAAATTAATTGGTTAATATTTCTTCTATATTTCTCAATTAAATCTTTCTTAATAGGTTTATTTGTAAAAATAATGGATTTTTTTACTGATAGTATCTGTTCAAGAGCTTTTTCATTAAAAGAATAATCCATTCTTATTATAGGATTTTCTACGGGTATTGAATTAGGATCAATGATCTCATCTGGTATAATTTCAAAACTTTTTACATTATAATCTGTTCCAAAATGAACTGATTCTGGAAAGTTAGAATGTTTTATGTCAAGAAGATTTAAAATTCCAGTTGCTATTTCTTCTGGTTTTATTGTATCTATAGATTTTGGATTTTCTACTTGAGAATATGATGGCTTTTTATTTCCAATTCTTTCGTATCCTTTTAAGAGTATATGTTTGCTTTTATCACCAAAATGAGGCCCTGCAACGTTAGGATTGCTTATGCTGTATATAGAAACGATTGGCTTATTAAAATGAGAGGCTAAATGAACACAAAAACTATCAGCACCAAAATGTAGGACTCCGTTCTCAACAACATAGGCGACTTGATTGATTGTTGTTTGACCTAATAAATTTATAACACCATTAAATGTCTTTTCATCTTTTGTTCCGACTTGTACTATATGAATATTATTTTTACTTAAGATAGGATGAATAAGATTTATAACTTCTTGCCAATATGAATAATTTCTAGAATCATATGGAGTCTGAGCTTGAAATGTAATAAATTTACCCAAAGGAAGTGGAAAAAATTTAGTATAAATAAAAGGTTTATCTATTTTTGATCCTGTATTTGTTGCGTAAGTATCTAGCAGTCTCATTTTATTATGATAAATTAAACTAGACTAAAATCTAGTTTATCTAATCCATTATGTAGATAGTTTAAATTTCTTTGAGTACATGTATAAGGTAAGTAAGCAATATCGAAATGACCATTGTGTTGATTATTTCCTTCTAACCAAATGAGATTATCCATGATGGGGTTATACTCGATCCATTTATGAACATAAGGATTGCCTTCTAAAATATCTCTGTATTGAGGTTTTGTTGCAACATATAGACTATATTCTGGATATCTATTTTTTATAGATTTAAATAAAGCTGTACTTAAAAATATATCCCCTGCACTTTCTGGCATTACATAGATTACTCTTCCCTTATCGTTAGGATCAAGAAGATCTTCAAATTTTATCTCTTTAGATTTATTATTTTCTTGTAGTGCTACGTTTCTAAAATAATTTTCAATATCTTGTCTCTTTGCGCCTTTACTTAATTCTCCCATCCAATATTGATGGCCAGAATCATTTCTATCTATATTTTTCATTTTTAAAATATTATGATACATAAATGTTAACCATTCAGAATCATCTATAATATTAGGGATTTGATAATATGGATCTTTTTTATCTTCAACATTTTCTTTAATTTTTTCCCAATCTATCATTGGTTGTGAGTCTACAAAATCTTCTAAAATTTTAGCTACATTTTTAACTCCAAAATTTTTAATTGTCCATTCTCTGGCTTTCTTGCCCATCTCAAGTCTTTTATGTTCTGGCATTTTATATACAATATTTAATTGTTTTGCTATTGATTCTGGAGAAGTAGAAGCCTTTATAAATTCTGTACCATGCTCTCTATACTCTGCCCATTCCAAGGCTAAAGAATTAGCTTCTGGTTCACACATTTCTTCTCCACAAGAATAATTTGTAACAAGAGTTATTAATTCAGTTAACTTTGCTTCTTGGATAGGTATTTCTTGACCACCACTAGTAAATGGATGACAATATACATCCATTAAATTATATACCTCATTTAGTTGAGATTCTGTTACTCCTAGTCCAACATTTGTAGTTATTTGACTTTTTTCTGCACCACAATATTTACAATTTAAGTCTTGTCCAGTAAAATTTTTTACTTCATATTCTCCACAGTTTTTACATATATAAGTTGTTAATATTTCTTGTGGATTTACTCCTAATTCGGCGGCTAATTTATGTATATTCCATCCCTCTCCCCAATGAGTATGTAAAAGTAGGTATGTATTTTTAATATCTGGATTTTGTTT